ATGCACGTTTATCTTAAAACCATGATCATGCCATGTAGAACCATAACCCATCCAACGAGCCATGTCTGTATGATATTCAAATTCTTCAATGCTGCGTTCAACAATCAGATCTGATTCACTAGCCAATACACAGAACTGGCCAGGATGAAAGCTAAGACGCACATCCAGTCTGCGAGCAGTCTCACCGATAGGTGCAAAAATACTTTCCAGATGCTGCTGCACATCTGGTTGTTGCCACCAGGATTGCCAGTCTTTCTCTGTGTAGCCCTGCAGCATCTCTGATCCCAAACGGACCATGCGCCGTTCGGGCGGCAGAGTGGCCACTCGTTCTATCATTTTTATTGCTGCTGCAGCATTGTGATTCATGATATCCCACTGACGCTGTTCAGCTTCCAGCGGGTGCTCTCGTAACCAACGCATGGTTGTGTTGCGACCATTGAGATCGCGATCTGCAGCATTGACTTTCATACCGCCGCATTCAGCCGGATCATTGAGCCATTTACAGGCAAATCCGATTCTTTTAATTGTCATTTTAGAAACCTCAGACAGAGCTTAAAGATATTTGGCAAATGTCAGCTGATTGTATACTGATTGATCCCGTTGTGTCAATCAAAATGAACCCAATCAGCCTCGACGAGAACTACTACCAAGCATGGTCGTATCTGCCTCAGGGCTAAAATACATGGAAGGGCCCTTGTTATAGGCCATGGTGGTACGAGCAGCTTTATCTCTGATAGCCTGCTGTACTTCTTTGGATTCTTTGTGTAGATTGTCCATGATACCATTCTTAAATCCACCACGAACAGCGATATTATTGCTGAGCTTGTATGGATTATTGGTCTTATAATCCGGCATTGGTATCTTTTCTTTTCCAACAAAAGCGCGTTTCAATTCACGCTGTTCTGGATGGAGACCCCGCTCCTTCAACCATTTATCATGCTCAGTTTTAGCCGCGGCTAATTTTTTAGATTTAGATGGTTTCTTTTTGGTATTACCGACATCATTAAGATAGTGTCCCACAAGATGCATCGACATAAAGAAAAGCCTCCTTTTGACATTATCATAACGATAACACCAAAAGGAGGCTTTGTCAATGCCTGGTTTTGTATTTAGATAGGCTTATGACATTATCATGGTATTCTTTTAAAACAAATTTTCGATCTTCTGCATCGTGAGCTAAACCAGCTCCGAGCATCTGATAGATCTCGCTCTCCATGATAAATGTCCTGCCTTTCTGCTGCTGCTCGATAAGAAAATCCATGATGGCATTTGCCACCTGATCTGGCAATTCTTCAGCATCATTCATCTTTGGGTCCCACTATCATTGCAAAAAATGCCAATGCCGCGACTACGAGGATAGGAAACATCAGGAAATACATCAAATTATTGAAGAATGTCTCGATCATACTATCAGATCCTTGAATCGTTTTTTCTTCTCCGAATCAACAACCTGACCAAAGCCAGTCTTATTGAACACTGGCTTGTCGGACGAATCGTCCATCATGCCATCCTGAGCAGATTGTTCTGCATCGTACAATCGCATCTTGGCTCTATCGATCCCAACCACGAACCTCTTGTACAAGGTAGGATCGTTGTATCGATTCTTCAGCTGCTTGATCATGATCTGGTTCAGTTGTTCCAGTTCTTCCGTAGAGATCAGGGCAAACATAAGATCAGCTGTAGCAGGAAGGCCAAAGGACTCGGATGTATCAGTCAATTCTACGTCAGAGTTCCCATAACCACCTCGGGTAGTCTGAGTAGCAGAAAAAACAGGAACATTAAACTCAACGGCAAGACCACGCAGCTCTTCAGCAATCGCCTTGATGAGCGTGTATGAGTTGACATTGCTTCCAGACTTAATCCGGCTAGAAGAGCAGATGTTGAGATAATCGATATAGATAATATCAGGAATAAAGTTTCGCTTGATACGAAGTTCATTGATAAGATGACGGAAGTGACCGCTACCAGCTGAAGCAGTGGGATATTCTTTGATAACAAGTTTTCCAATAGTTTTATCCTTTACTCTATTAATTTTTTTATCATAAACATCTTTTGGAATAGATGCAAGATCATCCATGGTCACATTGAGCAGGTTAGCATCGATGCGTTCTGCGATCTTCTCTTCTGCCATCTCCATGGTGATATAAAGCACATTGCTGCCCTGTGTCAGGTTAAAAGAAGCACAGTGACACATAAACAAGGACTTGCCAACGCCAGTGCCAGCCAGTGCAATGTTAAGGGTTTTTCGAACAAGACCACCTTTAGTGATCTTGTTAAGGAAATCAATGTCGAAGGGAATATGTTCTTCCTTGCGATGATAGAAATCAAACCGATCATCAGCATTAAGAAAATAATCATGACCGATGCTGATGTCAAAAGACACGCCAAGGGCGTCTGATAGAAGAGTAGGGATAGCACCTGTACTGGAGGATCCGCTCTTATCGTCCAGGATCTTAATCGATGCCATGATTGCATTGTATATCGCCTTCTCTTGACAAAACTTCTCTGTTGAATCCAATAACCATTGTATCTCTGTATTCTCTACAGCAAGATCATCGATCAGCGCCTTGGAGTCCTTGAACGTGCTATCAGACATCCCTTCTCTATTCTTTAGTTCGATATGGAGAACTTCCTTGGTGGGAGTATTATTATACTTGATGACATAGTCATTGATCAGCTTGTACACTGTCTTGTCTGTCTGATTGTGAAAATACTCATCCTTGAGGAAGGGCAGAGTCTTCCTGGCAAATGCTTCATTAAATACTAGATGTGATAGGATTGTTTTTTCGATCATGTATTGAATGTCTCTATCAGAGCCTTGCGGCCTTGTTGTTGATAATGGTGGTCAAATATAGTTATGACCTTCCTGAGCATTGCTACTGCCAGTAATACAGCGTCTTCTTGAGTATCACAGGACATCATGATCTGAGTTTCTAACGGCAATGTAAATTTTCGTATCTTGGCCTCCATCTGTTCATTGGTCATCAACTCCAATACCTCTTTATCATTATAGGTCCCACCTTCCACGAAGTATAATGCAATCTAGATTCATTCCAATAAAACCAATCACCAAATGGATTGTATATCACCACCCAATTTTTGTATCCATAAAGAATTCTAACTGACTGATTCATTTCTTCTCCACATACACCTGATGTTTTTGTATCAATAACGATCCTACTTTATAAGTGATGATGGGTCGACCATTATTATAGTTAAAATGTCTCAAAAAGAACTTGACATCTCCTGGGTGCTTGCTCCATCTCATCACATATTCAACAGTTTTCCACACATCAAATATCGTTCTTTACCAAGCCGTTATGGATATCAAGATACCCACTATCCATACCAACAATATAGCTATCAAAATCAAAGCCGAAAGTATCATAGAGAACATATCGATAAGATCCCTTTTCCACGATGTCCCCTTGGTGAATACGCTTGGTAACGACGTAGAAGGCCTGTAGTTGGTCTTCATATGAAAGGCTCTTCCAATACTCTTCAGCTCTCTGATCATACTGAGCTGATGCTTCTTTAAACGAAGTAGAGATGTCTGATAGAGATTCACTGAGTGTTTTATCATCCATCAGCATCCTCACTCACAATCAGGTTGCCACCAACCAGCGTATAACGATTCTTGATCCAGTCAGCAAAATCTGTCGTGGTCAGCACACCCTTCCACAGCTCTCCATTGTCTTCGATATCAGCAATGCGCATCTTGTTACCGACTACTTCACCAGTTGTACGATCAACCAGCTGATACCAGCCATTAGAAGGCTTGACCACATAACCACCTTCAATAGCGAGATCGAGTAGGCCTGACCACTTCTGGATCCCGCCCTCGTAGCTAACTGTGATAGGTATCTTAGACTTTTCTTTAACATACCTGGACTTCTCCACATTGATGATAAATCTGTATCCGGTAATTCCATCTGCGTCCTTGTCCTGCTGTCGACCGAGTATCCAGATCGTATCTGCCGAATAATAAACGCCCGTGCCGCCACCCACAATATCCTTGGGATACAATCCGATTTCCTTATATGTATGATTGACAACAATCAAGGGAATATCTTTAAGAGTAAGATGGGGTGTCACCATACGGAACAGGGACTTGAATGCCTTTGCACGAGACATGTCTGCGACTGACTTGCCTGCTTCTGCATCTTCGACTTCTTTCTTGGATGCGAGGTTACCCATGGAATCCAGGATGATGACCACCTTATCATCACGACCGATATCACCCAGCTGCTTCATGATATCGAACTTCAGCTCTTCGACATTGGTAATAGGAGTATGTAGCACACGCTTCATATCGATACCGAAAGAATCAAAATAACCCTGAGGAGTACCGAACTCTGAGTCATAGAATAAAAGAACACTTTCTGGATATTTCTTTAGATACGCTGCTGCCATAAGGAGAGAAAAGGCAGACTTAAAGTGCTTGGACGGACCTGCCATGATAGTAAGGCCAGGAGTCAGTCCTCCATCTACGCTACCAGAAAGTGCCACGTTCACCATGGGAACGCTAGTAGTGATCATATCCTTCTTCTTATAGACTTTGCTATCAGCAAGGATATCTGTTGAGTCGATTGTAGAATTCTTCATGAGACGTTGAATTAGAGACATAAATTTTCCTTTTAGTTATTAACCATTCAATACATTCTGTAACTTTTTTATAAATTCGTCAATCTTTTTTTCACGATCTGGCCAAACAATATTTGGTTTATCTGGATTCTTTTTTAAATTATTAAGTAATGGCATGATCATATCAAACATCATTTGCGCTTTTGCTTCTGCAGCATTGGCTTTGCTCGACTGATCTGCCACCACTTCTTGCAGATCGTCTGCAAAGTCCATGCCAAAATCGAAATCAAATATTTCTTTTTTCATCTGTTAACTCCAAAAACTGTCTAAACTGGATTGTTTCTCTACTTTCCAACCAATGGCATCGAGAATAGTACGCAATGGTTCCACGAATGCTTTATCATATTGCATATCATAATCAATATACTGATCTAATCCCAGCTGCCGGGGTAGGTTGCCTGGACATGAGATGACATTCTCACGCAAAGGATTGGGCATCTTAAGATAGCAGAATTTAATCTTATCAGACTCTTGTACTAGCTGGAATCTGGAGTCTAATTTCTTTTGTTTAAGAAGATTATTATATAATAGAGCTCCTCGTACCTGAATTGGTGTTGCTTTCTTATAAATTGTTTTAGAGTCGGAATATTCGCTAATTCCTTTACAACCTCTAGGAAATGCCACATCTTCAAACGGCAGTGTCATAAATTCTTTCTTAAAACTTTGAATAAATTCTATAACAGTATTCTCATCTTTAGTCATAATAAGATTGATAGCTTTTTTAATATTTTTACGACAAGCCTGAGGAGTAGAGGATCGTACTGCTTCAATACCAGTAATCTTCAGATAAGGTTCAGTATACTGTACACCTTCGTTATTGTAGACGTTCATGATGTAGCGCTTCTTGGCTGTCCAGATTGCTTTGTCTGCAATAGCTTCGCGCTTCATCTTCATTTTTTGTGAGTAGGCATTAACATATTCGCCAAGCTGTTCATAGCAGCGCTCAATAAAAGGTTCCAGTCGATCCTCGCACACTCTATCAAGGAATTTGACGATTTCCTCAGTAGTCTTGCCCTCAAGGCCGCATTGACTGACCAGACGCTCAAGCGTAATGTAAATAGAATCCGTATCGCATGCCAAGACATAATCCATATCCTCCGTCTTAAATAATTTATTTAAATATTTGTTTACATCTCGTTCAATCCATTTGATGGACAGCTTGCCCGATAGTGTTATAGACTCTGCCAATTTATCATCAAACCAACGAAAGAACTCATTGGACAAAGCACCGTATGCTGAGTTAAGCTGGATCTTCTTTGCCAGCTGCATATTATGATTCTGAGCAATTGCTTTTTCTGTCTCATAAGAGGGATTGAGTTCGTGTTTCTGTTTGGCCTCGATCATTCTTTTCTTATAAACAACACGATCATCATACATCTTCTGCATGAGACGTGGGAGGAATCCCATCTCATTCTTGCTAAACAAACTACCAGATCCTGTGCAGGTTAGATTGTTAGAAGTGAGATGATTCTTTACATTGAAGTCATTAAGATAATTATCTAACATTCGGTCAACGCCGTCATCACCTCCCAGGCCTTCCATGTGTCCTGCATATGTTTCGGGTGAGATGTTATACTGCATGATCAGATGAGGATACAGCGAATTTAAATCGAACGACACGACCCACTTGTGCATTCCTACCTGAGGATCTTTTACATGGGCTCCGATAATTTGCCTGTCTTTGGATGTCCTCTTGTTCTGAGGAACTACGATACGCTGGCTTAAAAGATAGTTATGAATGATAACATCCCACATCTTAACTGATGTAAATGTATCCTGATAGTTTACCTTGCCATCATAGGCAATGGCCAATACCTGTTCA